AGTGTAAGGTTTTGATACTCCGCCAAATACCCTACTTGAACAACATGAACTTCAGCTATTGCATCATAAATAACAACATAGCTTGGCTCAACATATGTAACTTCGGCTACAACTGCTGTTGTAGGTATTACTGGAAAGCCCATTTTAGAACTCGGCTCTTACATAGAACTGAAGCACGTCAAAAATGGTTTGAATAACGTTATTGAAACTAATTTCAATTTCGCCTTCGTATGTGCCCTCTGCCACGTCAAGAGTGTTTGCAGGGAAAGAAAAAGTTACAACGCCATCCCCACCGCCATTTGTTTTTGCGCAAGGAAGAACATGTAAAACTGTAGTACCTCCTGTAGCTCGAAACTTAACTTGTACAGTAGTAGTGGGGTTAGACAAATCAATTGCGTTGCCGGTTGCTTTATCAATAATAGTCAGCGTAACCTGCGGGAGATTGTCGTTTTGAACCAGGCGAATAATGCTCATACGAACCTCTGATATTCAATGCGACCCGACGTACGCGACAGGCCTTTGTTAACACGGACTCGGGCTTCATTAATACCAGCCCGGAATAACCGAAGATACTCCATTGCGAGCCCACGATCGTAGTACGGCTGCTTTGGGGTTGAATACAATCGATAACGCGCACCAAACGAAATATATTCTAGAAACTGTTCATAGATATCTTCTGAAATTTCAGAAGAATCCCGCGTAGGCGCGTACGAAATACGCATAGATAACTCTTGTCCAGCAGTAACAGAAGTCAAAAATGGCACAAGTTGCACAGAAGTATAGACTTCTCGAGTAATGTACATAGGCTGGCCCTCAACAGACCGCCAGTCTGTGTATCGATAAATACGTGACAATTCCTCACTTGATTTAGGAATTAACAAAACATCGTTAGCATATGCTTCGACAATATCAACAAACTTAGTATCCGGCGGCACAATAACTGTGTACATAGCCTGATTTGCTACCAAATTTATTGGCGTTAAGTCAGTCTGTAAGTAACGACTTTTTTCACAAAACTCAATACAAGAATTGCGAATAGCGTTAATAGCAATAAATTCCGGAACATCCGGTACGTATTGCACAACTTCCGGTAAAAAATCTTCGTATCCAACGGTAAGGCCTGTGTTCACGACTCACCTCCAGGTCCACCAATTATCATCTTTGGAGACAAACCAAGGTTAGGTGTATTTTCCTTGTCCGTCTTATCGCGCATATTAAATGCAGCCATAAATGTAGTTAAATAACCAGCAGCTAATTGTAGCCCAGGAGCGTATTCAGCATCTTTGCTACAGGCTCGATACAAAATGTAATCCAGCAATACGGTCTGGAAAATATCATTAATTGATATGGCCTGTGATTCTAAAGTTAGAGTCGCAGGAACAGGAGCATAGTTAATCTGTATATATCCGTTTCCAGTGTTTGGCGGGTATACATAAAAGGCAGTTTGATCTTGGTCATCAAACAAAAAATTTTGAGGAACATCTAGTTTTAAAGCCGAATGCCAGTTGGGATCATATGCATCTAGCAATTCTCGTGAAACTAAACGCACTGCTCGCCCTGGGGTATTACCAACTTTACCCATGTAACGAAATACATCTAGCAAACGCCAGCCGTCAGAAGGAATGGTTTGCCGAGTGCCAGCAACCATGTTTATAACAGCAATTTTGTTATTTGTTTGGGGAGACATCAGCGTGATCTGACGCTGACCATCATTTAGCCAACTAAACAACTCGGCCCGGGTCCAACGCACGTTACCGGTGTCGAGTAACTGAATGGCGGCTTTGTCAATAATAGTGGAGGCTACAATGGTTCCCATATTGTCCTTTTAAACGGGGGCCGAAGCCCCCGGGTATTACGCAGATACTAAAGAATACCAGTTTGTGCCGTTAGTAGATACAAGCATAGCATTTGTTGAAGCAGCAACAGAAACACTGCCGTTCGAAGTGCCATTCATCGTACCGCCAACAGGAGCATAAACCAGCAGAGCATTAGCGCCGCCATTCCGAACAACATACCGACCTGCGCCGTTTGTGCCCGGAAGAATTGCGCCAGTACCCGAAGCAACCGTACCAAACACAGAAATATCTGCGGTGATTGCGGTCGCCGTGGCTTGGGTTGCACCGGCTGCAGAAAGACCAGTAGAAAGTTCAGTTCCACCAGCAATTTCTTGAGCCGCTATATCCCAAACGCCAAGTTGTACAAGCCTATTTTCAGTCGTCATATAGATCTCCAGTTCCTAGTTAAAGTAGGTGGGGGTTTCCCCCCACCTTGGGTATTAGCCTGCTGCAAGTAGGAGAGCCAAACCTTTGTCTTGAACTACTTTATATCCGTAAACGTTTAAGCCACGAATTAAAGTACCGAAGTCATTTGGGTTCTGGAGACTTTCAACTTTAGCAATCTGTGATGCAAAAGTGATTGCCGACTTGTGACCAGCCATGATGGCATGACGCTTAGCCGTACCAGCCGAAACACCCCCTGAAAAGTTTTGACCAGCAAGGGCGCGGGGCAGCAGGTTGCTGACATACACCGTGAAGCGGTCAATCTGTCCGATCTTGCCGTTACGCAGGATCGAGGAGGGGTCTCCCATGAACTGAGCTTGTGCCAGGTTGGACTGCATCAACACTTGACGCTCGGTTGGGCCAATGATCAACCAACGATCGGTCTCAGGTACGTTGTTCTCGTCAAGAACAGACGACAGGGCAGTAACGCTCTGCAGAATGTTAGCAGCGGTCAACGAAACCGGAGCCGCGTCGGTGCCGAGGTTGAAAGAACTAGAGATTGCACCAGCGGTTGCACCTTTGTTGGTAGCAGCACCCTGATCAAATGTACCTCCCAATACGTCCTGGTCGATATTGATCTTCATCTGCATGGCTGCGTCGTTAGTAAACACATCCATCAGTTTGGGCTTGGCTTGCAGTTCGAGAACGTTGTTTACGTTCACGCCGAAATACTTACCCTTGTTGATCGTGAGGCTGATCGTCGAAGGAGTAGGAATTTCATAAGCAAGGTTCTGACCGATGCTGTAGTTGTTGATGGTGATCGTCGGGATCGTGTTGATGATCACGGTATCGCCCATGCCAGTGATGTCGCCTTGCCAGTCGGTGTTAGCGATTTCACCAAATACAGTAGCGGCGTAGAACTTCTGCGCCAGTTTGCCGGACCAGAGGGCCGGAATAAAAGTACCCGAATATGCGGTACCTGTGTACGTCTGTGCTCCCGTGGGGGAGTTGAATGTTGCGTTGCCACCTACGGTATTAATTGGGTAGGTTGCGCCTGCGGTAATGGTAGACATGCTATTTCCTTTCTAAAGAATAAAAACTACCAGGGTTTATAGCCGCTACCATCACCGGTTAAATCATTATCTGACTCTTCCTTGCGAGACAGCGGCCACAATTTCTTTTTCCATACGAACCGCCTCTTCTTGGTCGATGTAGCCTCGTCGCCAATCATTGTAAAACTGCTCAATCTCTACTTGCGTATAGATGCGCTGATTCACATCGTTGGTAGCCGGGGGCGTCGATGCACGAGAGCGGGTCGGCGCTACTTGACGCTGAAGTTGTTGCTTCGGAGTTGCTTGCGGTTGCTGCGGCTGCTTAGGAGTAACAAGATCGCGGTAGGTATTAAAAATTGTAGCAACGCGATCAGAATCAAACGCATCGTACGCATTATTTAAACCTACTTGGCGGGGCAACCCATATACTGGGTCAACCTGGGCTAGCCACTCCAAAAACCCCGAATCGGTGTTTAACTGCTCCCAATCTGGTGCTTTTGAGGCCAGCGCCATCAGGAAACGATCCTTATCGGATACAACCTGACGCTCTGATACTGTTCCAAGCTGCGTTCTCAACTGCTTAATCTCGTCCAATAGTTGCGATTCACGCTGCTGCAGGGTTGATACCTGCGACTTTGTGGCACGCTCAATCAAGTCGATTAAGTCCGAACCAAACGCTTCTTTGTCATGTTCAGTGATTAGAGACTCTACAGAAGGAACCGGGGTAGCCAGTTTTGCTTCGGCTGTAGCTTTATCGGCTACAAGCTGCTGAAGTTGCGTTTTCATCTCACGCAGTTCGGCATGCAATCTGGGTACTTCCGCGTCGTACATACCTTTTAGCGTGTGGTACTTATTTTCCCATTTGCTTTCGGGTATTTCCTTTGCAGGCTCTTGTGAAACGGTTTGCTGAGGTGGCTCAACAGGGGGCGGATCGGGTGGTAGTTGATTTACTGGGTCAGTCTCCGAAAAGTTTTCAGGGGCTTCCTGTAGTTCTTCGGTCTTATCACCATGGATGTTAGCTACTAACGCGTCTGCTTCTTCAACTTGCTGTTGAATCGCCTTGGGCAATGCCATTTCTATCTCCTTCGCTCCGACTCTCACTTCGCGCTCCGCCTGAACGGTCTGCGCTACGCGATAACGGTCTGCTACACGGTTAAATTAAAGTGGTGGGCTCCGACTTAACGGTCTGCCTACCTTCGTAACTTCTCGATCAGTTCACCTGACCGTCCTACCAGATCAAGGAACTCCTTGATCACACCAACTTCACCTTGAAGCCGGTAAATTTGGGTTTGTTCGCTTGCCACTGCCATTTTTTCAAGACTATCTGCTTTGCAGTTCCCTAAATACTCTAACAATGGGGCAAACTCTTCTGACCTTAATAACGTCAGACTGCGGGCGACTCTTTCGTCAATCCGCAGCACTTACTTGCACATACCGTCGGTTTTAGCCGACATCTGAGCATACTCTTTTCCACCACGCTTGCCTTCAGCATCAACGTTGCCGTCGTTGCCACCAGCACCCTGCTTGGCGGGACCTTTGGACATTCCATCGGTCTTGGCGGAATCCTGAGTGTACTCAGAACCACGCTTTTCCATCGGGCTGATTGCTTTCATCGCAACTCCTTTCTAAAACAAATTGATATATACCACTAAAAAATTACTACGTCAACACCTAGGCCGATGGAGTAAATCGACTTGTTTGCGGCGATCCATCCATCAGTAAGCCTTGGTCCGGTCCGGGTACCGGTGGTGTACCACCAGCTTGTGCTTGCCCGTTTTGTTGGTTAGCCATCATTTGCGCTTGCTGCATTGCGTTGGCTTCCATAACTTTACGTTTAACTACGTCTTCGGGTGGCACAATATCATCCACGTTCATATCTAGGCGCTTAGCAGCCTGCCGTAGCAATTCTGCTACACCTTCCATGCCTATGACTTGCTGGGCAACTGGAGAGTTCAAGGCAATACCTAGGAATTCGTTCTGACGCTGCTGGATGGCTTCTTTCTCCATCAGGCTTGCCGCGCCAAGGGCTTGAATATTTACGTCGCCCTTTAAATCTGGATCGTCGCTGTAACGCATGTTGTAGTAGTACAACCTGTCAATAAGCGGTTTAATTACGTGTTCATCGATATTAGCAATCACTTGTTTGATTGACTTTCCGGCGTTCGTCATCAGCATGGACATCCCAGAAGCCGTTCGGCCTGCGCCGCCCGATGGGTTGCCACCCGTCATGTAACGAGGAATCCCAGTATATTCGTCCGCAAGAACTGCAAACTTCTCGTACACCGCCATAAGTTCTGACGCTCTCGAGTCGGGCTGAAAAAACTCCACAGGCCGGGCATTTCCATTGAGAGGGTCGCTCGTGACTTGCCAAATTTTCCATGGGAATAGTTGTGTAATGTTTTCGCCCTGAGGCAAACGATCAATGTTGTATACAACCTGCGGACCGGAGGCTAGGCTCATATTGTTCACAAGCGCACGCGCTACGGCGTTACACATGGACTGGCTATCCCGACACAGGTCGGCTACCGAGTTCCCCCAGAACGCGCCGGGGACTTCTTCGTAGGACGTTTTGTAGTACGGCTTTCTGCCGAGCGGGTCTGGGTTGATGACCGCTTTGATGATCCAGCGGCCGATAAGCCACGCTTCGATGGGGTACTCTGCGAGCGGGTCCGGGACTTCTTCTTCCGTGAGGCCCCAGTCGAGGAGGAGTTGCCCCTGGACGCTGCCCCAGAATTGGAGGGCATCGATGAGCTCCGAGGGGTTTTGCCCGGCTGCAACCGTGCTTTTACCCTCTGCAGCAGCCTTTGTAAGATCGACATAAATCCAGTCACGTAAACCTCCTTTACCGTATTCTTCAAGAACGACACGGATAGCACCGTCACTATATCCTTCGACTCCCAGCATCCCGACTAAATCGGCGCGCTGCAAGCGATGACGTTCAATTAAATAACCATCGTTAATGTGAGATGCATCTGGGGCGGGGTAGATATTAAACGGATCAACGCGCTCCCACTCCAGCGCTAGTTCGCTTTGCACCCGCAATTCGTACGAGTCCCCAACAGGTACCCAGTTCATGTGGGGTTTGGACCGTACAACCGGCCCTTTAATAATCGCACACGGAAATGTCACCAAATCATCGATAAACTGTGCAAACGCCGTCGTCCACTGTCCATCTAACAACTGGCTATGCATTTTCTTTTCCATCCGGTTAGCGTCTTCTTTCGCCAACTCGGTTAACTCACCCATGGCCTGATCTTTAAAATCAAGCAAAATCTGTCGTACTTCTTGGTCGGTAGGGTTAACACCGGTTTGCATGAACGCCATTAGTTTCTGCTGTGCCTGCTGCATCAGCCCTTGCAGGACCGGAGGAGGCATTTCAGGGATGGGGTTAGGCTTTAGCGACCAGGGTTTATCTTTGGAATCTGTCAGTAATACGTCGCGCAACCAACTGGACGCCGCACGGCATTTGTTGGAAGTCAACATCATATAAATCAAACTGGAATTCTGTTCTCGCAACTGCACCAATAAATCAGGATCGTATTCCCCACGACGCTGCCGCACGCTTTTTAGCATGCGCTGCTCGATTGTCATTTCCTTAGAAAATCGTGAGTAATACCACTTCTGTTTAATATACGCAGCCAAGTTTTGAATAACCGGCTCAGAATTAGCACGATTAGCAGCTTCGCGCTGCTCGTCCATTAGCTGTTTTACAGACTTAATGGGTACAATACCACCGATGTTTGTCACACCGGGGGCTGTCTCAGAGGTAATATTTATCCCTTGTTCCATACCGCCTTATAACTCCTCTTACCCATAAAGTCAACCATTTACACCCAAGCGTAAGAAATTCTTTGGATTTCGCGTGCTTTGGGGGCTAGGACATCGCCAGTTAGATTTCCATCGGCGTGAAGACATGCGTACTGATGCGCATCTGCTACGTGAGAATACTCGTTTTTTTCTGGTTTGTCATCTACTTGACCACTAGTCTTAATTTTGTACCGATACCCACCCCGCAACGCATTAACCAAGTGCCGCGCACCCGGGTCAATTAAGTGGGCAGGTTTGCCATCTGCCATGGTCGTCAACATCTTATCCACGGCGTTTATACGAGCCACTATGCTGTTGGTCTTGGCCGGTATAACCCGGAACCCTTCCTGCTTCAGAATATCAAATACGCTGCGCTCGTCCGTCTGGGCGCGCTGCTGCCCCGCCGGGTCCCCAATCACGATAACCGGCATTCCTGGGAATCGGTTCGCCAGCAGGGGTTTTAATTTCTCCCTGATAAACCGTAACGTACCCATACCCTCGGACACGATGTCGGCAAACGTAAGAAACCGCCCCTGTGGGTCTATCTGGTTGATTGTGCATGCTGGTGTTAATCCAAAGTCCATCCCAATAATCAGGGGGTGGGTCGATAATTTTATATAGTTAAGAGTATTTTTTGAGACGTGAATATCACGGTCGAACGCCCTAAAAACTGGCTGTCCTGAGAGGGATTTGCCGAATTCAGCGTGGATATACACATCGACCCATTCCTCAGACTTACCCTCAGCCAGGTTTTCGTAGTAGTCCTCGGGGAGGAACTCAAGCCAGTCGGCTTCAGTAGATAATCCAGATGGCTGAAAAAAGCATTGCGCATTATTCGGTGGCTCCGATAAATAAGTTTCCCAGAACGTATCCATGTCTGGTGGGTTGGTCATCCCCCATATGTGCGCGTTAGATTTACCGCTATCAGTAACACAGCCAACACTATTATCAAGTTTCGATGGATATCGGCCAAGACGACCTTGGAGAGCATTGAAGATATCAGGATTAATTTCCCGAAACTCGTCAAGGATGCCAAAAGACGCTTGGAGAGATAACAGCCTACGCACGTCGTCAGAGTCGTCCAGCCCTCGGAATAATATTTCGCATTCAACATCGTCAAACCTCAATATAAATTTATACTCCGATTTCAGATAACTACCGGCTTGCCCGTCAGGATACCACCGAAGCACGTCCGGTATGCTTGTGTCTCGCAACTGTTCACGAGTATTTCGTACCCATATGGCTCGGGATCTGCGCACTCCATCCCTACATGCGGCCATTTGTTTGGCGTGATAAGCGATTTTCATTATCCCAGCGGTCGTTTTTGTGCTTCCAACTGGTCCAACAATCAGTGAAATGAACGATTCGCTGCGTAAAAACCCTCGAACGCTGTCCGGCGGTGTGTATGTTAGATTCATTATAAATAGGGCGTTTTAGCCCGTTTTTGCCTCATTTTCGACCATTTCTTGGTCATTTTCGACATTTTTTGGTGTTATGTCGATCGTTTTAGGCTTTGCAGCCTCGTCTCCCATGTTAATCGTTATGGAAAACGCCGGTCCGCTAGCCACCGCCTGGGTGTTTTTTGGCTCCATATCTGCCAATTTGGCCCCTAATTTCACAAATTCCAGCTTCTG